CTCCCTCAAAGTACTACTGTCGTCAAGGCGTACCTTGAGCTTCCAGGTTTTGAGAATACAGGGGGTGAATATCAAGACACTATATTAAATCCAGCTTCGGCTGGATTTTTTATTTATTACCATTTCATAATAGTTTATATTTATTGTTATGGCGGTAAAATATGGAATAGATTTCCCATTTAGAGAGAGTTTAGGAGGTGATTATTTAAAAATGACTGTAGACCCTGAAAGAGAGGTTAGAGCCAATTTAATACACCTTTTATTGACAAAGAGAGGTAGTCGTTATTTTCTACCTGACTTTGGTACAAGACTTTACCAATTCATTTTTGACCAAAATGATATGGTAACATTTAATTTAATTGAGGAAGAAATAAGAGAGTCGGTAAAAAAGTATATCCCAAATTTAGATATCACGAAATTAGATGTTATGTCTGCTGAGGATGACCCGGATGAAGTAAGAACATTTAATCAAGATGAAGACGAAAGATTATTTAGAGTTTCGGATAATTCAACTAAACCACATACCGCTGTAGTTAAAATAGAATATACAGTAAATAACGGAGCATTTTCATCTTCGGACTTTATAATACTAAACATTTAAGATGAGTAAGAAAATATCATACGCAACAAGAGATTTTGCAGGATTAAGACAAGAATTAGTAAACTTAACAAAAGAATATTATCCTGATTTGGTTAAAAATACCAATGACGCATCAATATTCTCAGTATTATTAGATTTAAATGCTGCGGTTGCCGATAACTTACATTTTCATATAGATAGAGTTTGGCAAGAAACTATGTTGGACTTTGCACAACAAAGACAATCATTATTTCATATTGCAAAAACTTATGGAATTAAAATACCGGGTACAAGACCATCAGTTGCATTATGTGATTTTTCAATAAATGTACCTGTTAGGGGTGATAAAGAAGATGAGAGATATTTGGGTATTATTAGAATTGGTGCACAAGTTTCAGGTGGAGGTCAAATATTTGAAACAATAAATGACATCGACTTTTCAAGTCCGTTTAACGATAAAGGAGAACCGAATAGATTAAAAATACCAAATTTTGACAACAATAACACATTGGTTTCATATACAATTACAAAAAGAGAACCTGTAGTTAACGGTGTTACAAGAATATATAGAAGAGTAATAACTGAAGTTGACCAAAAACCATTCTTAAAACTTTACTTACCTGAACAAAATGTATTAGGTGTTACAAGTGTAATTCATAAAGAAGGTACGGGATATGGAACTAACCCAACATCAGGAGAATTTGCATCTTCAACAAATAAATGGTATGAAGTTAAATCTTTAATTCAAGATAAAATATTCATTCCAGACCCAACCGCAGTTTCTGATAAGGATAATTTCAAAGCGGGAACTTATATGAATGTCAATAATAAATTTGTAACCGAATATACCCCTGAAAGTTATTTTTCATTAACTTTTGGTTCAGGAAGTGTTGACCCGTTAGAGAATTTAGACAATTATATGACCGGTGACTTAAAAGTAAATTTGGCAAGTTATCTTAATAATATGTCATTAGGTGCAATACCTAAAGCGAACAGTACATTATTTGTAAAATATAGAATAGGTGGTGGAAAAGACACTAATTTAGGTGTAAATGTAATTACAAGTATCGATAATATTGAATTTGATATAAATGGACCTGTTAGTGGTATAAACACACAAGTGGAACTATCATTAAGAGTGACAAATGTAACTGCTGCGGTTGGCGGAGCGGACCAACCAACAATAGATGAGATTAGAAATATGGTTGCTTATAATTTTGCGGCACAAAATAGAGCCGTAACATTAAATGACTATAAATCTTTAATAGAGACTATGCCATCAACATTCGGTGCACCCGCTAAAGTGAATGTACAAGAAGAAGATAATAAGGTTAAAATTAAATTATTATCATATGATGACAATGGTAAACTTACCGACGTTGTTTCCAATACATTAAAGAATAATATTATAAATTATTTGTCAGAATATAGAATGATAAATGACTATATTGACATTGCAAGTGGTCAAGTAATTGATTTGGGTTTAGATATCGATTTAATTATTGATAAAAATGAAAATCCAACTGATATTGTTAAGTCCGCAATCACAAGTGCAACTGAATTTTTTGACATATCGAAAAGAAAAATGGGAGACCCATTATTTGTCGGTGATTTAATTAGACAAATTGGTGTTTTACAGGGTGTAGTTAACGTTGTTGACATTAGAGTTTACAACAAAATGGGAGGTACTTATTCATCCTCAGAAGTTTCACAATCATATGTTGATAGTGTAACTAAAGAAATCCAACAAATTGATATGACCGTATTCATGACATCTAATCAAATATTCCAAATTAGATTCCCGAATAGTGATATTAGAGTTAGAACTAAATCTTTAGGAACGACTACATACTAAAATGTTTTTTCGTTATAATAGTAGAAAATCATGTGCTTTCTATTTATTATAAGAGATGCAAAAACATAGAATTTCAACAAATATTGGTAAAGAACAGAAAGTAACTGTCGAGTTAAAACAAGACTACGACTTACTTGAGATTTTGTCTTTAAAATTCTCACAAAAAGACATATATACGTCACTTTGTGCGGATTATGGGGTGGTTTGTGGTAGAATTACTGCAAATGATGGATTTGGTATTCCAAATGTTAGAGTTTCTATATTTGTGGAACAAAAATCAACAGATGCTGATGACCCTGTTATTTCGGCATTATACCCTTATACTGACCCCGTTAGCCAAAGAGACGAGAACAATTATAGATATAATTTATTACCGGCAAGAAAACAACATGGAGGACACGTACCGACAGGTACATTTCCAGACCAATCTGATATTTTAACGAGAGAAGAAGTTTTAGAGGTTTATGAAAGTTATTACAATTACACAGTAAAAACAAATGAATCTGGAGACTTTATGATTTGGGGAGTTCCTGTTGGAATACAAAAAATACACGTTGATATTGATTTATCTGACATCGGATGTTTTTCATTGAGACCCTATGACTTCATTAAAAGAGGTGTTGGGGTTGAGAAATTTGAAAGATATTATAATTTCAAATCAAGTTCAGATATTGACGGTTTACCACAGATTGTTAGATTCGATAAAACAATTGAAGTTTTTCCATTTTGGGGTAATGTTGATTTATGTGAATTAGGTATAACAAGAACCGATTTTGATATTTCTGAAAGTGGAATAAGAATTGAACCAATTTCTTTGATACTAACGTCAACATTTACAGACGATAACGGAGATGCCGTTAAAAGAAGTGGGGTGATTAGAAGAAAAACAGGTTATAAATGTAACTTACAAACAACCGAAGGTAAAGTTACCGCTGTTAGATATACAGGTCATAAAGTATATGGCTCCGATGGTGTCACATTATATCCTGAATTAGAATATTTTTATCCATCCGAAACTATAGATGAGGATGGAGTTGCTATGATTGTTTTACCAATGAACATGGAATATGTTTACACAAATGAATTTGGTGAACAAGAAATAACCAACGACCCAAATAAAGGTATTCCAACAACAACGACCGCAAGATTTAAATTTTCATTAGATGGTAATAATGAAAAGACCGGTACTGCAAATTATTTGGTTCCACAAATTAGGGAATATAACAAAGATAGTTCAGGTACAAATTATTACGGTGAATACAACGAAACATTATTAACAACGTACCAATTTTCTGATGTATTTGAGGATTATTTAAACATTGTTCCACCAAGTGGAATGACATTAGATAGTAGTCATTTAATGAATGGTGAATTTGAAACACATAAGAGAGATGCGATGTTGGGTGTGAATAACGGAGGAGTACCTGAAGATGTTTTTTATAAATTTATTTTTGGTAAAGTATATACCGTATCATCATTCCAAGGTTCACATTATGAAGTGTCAGGTTTTGAAAGTTTCTTAGGACTATCAAGACGAGACGCGTTTTTAGGTATTAAAGAAATTAGACCAAATAGTGAAGATGATTGCACAGGAAAGGCAAATTATTTTCCTGTTAATTTTGGATTTAGAAATAGAATAAAATTTGGGTTAATAATATCTGAGGTTTTATTATTTGTTCAGTATATTTTTACCATTATCCAAATATGGGTTTACGAAACTTTAGGTAGAATATTATGGGATGTTGGTGGAACTGTGATGAGATTTAGTTTTGCCGGAGGGCACCCTGTATTTGATTTAGGTGTTGGTTTAAGAGAATTGGCAATGAGGATTATGGAAGGTGGCCAAACAAATTTACCACTAACAACCTATCCGGATTGTGAAGAATGTTCAACGGACATTGATGGTGCGGCACCAAGTACTGGTTTAGGTAATTTTAATTTATATTATAGAAGTGCGGAGATTAAAACAAAAGTTATACCATATAACGGGTCAATTTATTTGGTTTATTTGTCTGGTCAAACACCTAGTTATTTAAATACAAGTACAACAACGGGTACCACATTCTTATCTGAATTATTTTATGGGCAACCTGCAAGAGATGTTGAATCTGTTACAATTAGTGAAAGTCAAATACCATCATTACACACATACACAACACCAGGGTTATCAACCCAAAAAAGATATATTGCGGGGATTTATCCATTGATTGGAAGTGACACGGGTACCGATATCTTTAATGATATGACAACCGAATTTAATTCATCATATGTTGATACCCAATTAAATTCATACTTTCAAACTGTAACAATAACTGAACCAACAAACACAGGTAATTCAGTAAAAATAACTGACGATGGAAACCAAGTTAGTGCACAATATGTTGATTTATCTGGTGGACCAATAACCGCAACTGAAGACATCGTTGTTACACTTTTAATTAGAAATCCATGTAACTATTCTTATAGAACACAAGATATAACAATACAGAGCGGTTCAACAACAAGTGGATATGCCACTTTACAATCAATTGATTGCGGTGGAGGTAATTATCAAACCGAAACTTACGATAGAGTTACTGAATTCACACCAAATACATATAGAGAATATAATACAGGTAGTCCAACAACATACACAGATGTGCCGGCAATTAAAATGTCTTATTCATATTGGACAAAATATGCAGGTAAAGATTATTCATCTGGAGGAATTGAAGGGATTAAGGATTTGTATGCAGTTATAAGATTATATGATAGAGGAGGAACAAAATCATCATCAACCACCGAATTAACAATAGAACAAGGATGTTCAAAATATGATAAGTTTTATGATGAAACAAGTACATACACTTATCTTTGGTCATCAAATGGAAATTACGGTTCACCAACTGATGTGACAAACTTAGGACACCCTGATGGTCCAAGATGGGATAAAGTTTCTAAAAGAGTTTCATATGATTATGGTGTAAGTAACCCATATCATAAATTAGGTTTACCATATTATACGGGAAGCCCTTATGTTGAATCATCTACAAGTCCTGGTGCAAATTATAGTTTAGTTGCAACAATAGCCGGTGCATCAAACGTAAGGAGATTACCATCTGTTGCCGATTTAGAAGGTGGAGATAATACTTTTACAAAGAAAACAAAATCAGGTGCAACTGAAATTAGAGATGGTGTTGTTACGATTGTTCCTGTTATTGAAGGAACATCTAAAAATCAATCCGTTATTAAAGAATGGTATAAGAGAAAAAGAGTTGGTGTGTTCTTCTGCGGAGGAGTTGTAAATTATTCATTTATTGATAACTGGTTAAACGGAGTTTTATATTTCTTTAAATTTGATAGACGTATAAAATGGGATGACCCAAGTGTTTTAGATTTAAATCAAGGAGGTTCTAAATTCCCAAGAGAATTAGTTTTCTTTAATGTTTTAGACCAACAATTTTATTATAGGGCAACCCCATACACCCCAACAGGTGGTTTTATTGGTCAATCATATGAAGGTTATAAAGAAATTTTACACCCAACAACTTTTTATGATGTCGGTGTTAGAGATGAATTTTTATATGAGATTTGTCAAGACCCAAGAATAGACCCAACCTGTTCGGTTATTAGAGATGTAAATACTACATCATACCAAGACCCAGCAAATGTTGTTGAGTATGCTATTAACTATCGAATGGATATTAGTGATGCTAAATTTGATGTTGGTGATTTCTTTACAGGAACAGGGTTAGGTGATAATGTGAAAATATTTGATGGAGATATTACACAACTTATGTCAATTAACTGTGAAGCGGGAATCGAGGCGTTTGATTTAGATAGTCCACATTATTTCATATATAATGGTGAACTTATGGACCCCGAAGATTCATATTTCTCGACATATTTTAAATCCAGTGGAAATTATAGCCCAACACCAATTGATTTTAAATTGGACATAAACGGTGCATTTATTAGACAATGTTTAAATTATAGATTGGGTGATTACACACAAAAAGTACCATTCTTCTTATGGAATAAAGGAGGTACAGGATTTGGTGGGTACGGATTAACATCAGACAAACAAAAATGGGATAGGACTACGGTTGCATCTATGAAACTACAACGTCTATTCTCAATTAGCGGTGCAACAAATACAACGACAAATTATTTGTTTGCTGATGGTGAAGAGGAATATCTATTGAAACCGATAACTATCACACATCCCCAATATTCGTTTACAGGTAATACAACCGATATGTTGGAAAGATTTGAAAATATAAGCTTATCAGCACCAAGTACATCATCAAATGATGCAATTAGTTACGTTGAAGGTGATGTGTGGTTACATGTGACATCGGGAACAACAAAGGCACCATTAAGTGGTGTTACATATGTTGTTGTAAATAAGACATGGACAGAACAATCTGATAGATATGTAAAAGATTACAGAGAAACATTTATGTTCCAAACCCAATTAAACTATAGTGGAACAAAACAAGTATTATCTACGCCATTCTTATTCTATTTTGGATTAAGACCAGATAAAACGGCATTAGACACTATGATAAAATATTACGGACCAAAAGGGGCGTTCCCATCATCTGAATAATGGAAGAAAATAAAAGAATACTCTTACCAAGTAAGAAATACAAAAAGGCGGATTCCGAGGATGTTGATGTTAGATTAAATTTCGAAACATCAGAATCACTTATGCGTGTGGGTGATAAAGATATTGTTTTAGATTTAGATGAACTTTTTTATAAAGAAAGAAACAATAGTTCAACTTATAAGATTTTTGGTAAAATGAAAATGGTATTCCGTAACATGTATAGTGGTAATACGGAATACACTTATTTAAAAGATAGACTTTATTTAGTTGGTGACGGTACAGATAATAATCACACCGGATTTATTCCATACGATGAATTTGCATTTATGAGACAAGATGTTGTTAGACAATATAATGTCATAAATTCAGGAACCACATTATCATCATTTTCAACAAATTACCAATTAGTTGGTCCCACAGGACATACTATTGTTACACCGATACAGGCACCATATCAAAACTGGAATGTTTATTTAAGTTATGTTTATTCTGCCAATACACAATATTCCATGATATATACCTTATCAGGTGCAACAAAAACAGAGGGTAGTAATATTATTCATTTTAAAGCAGAAGACGGTATTCCATTTAGATTAACATATAGTGGTGACAGTTATTATGAATTTACAAGCCCAATTGAACATGGAATGAACTCTGGTGAATATGTTAAATTATCCGGTTCAACATTAACAGGAAATACATTTTATATCAATAGTGTTGGTAATGAATTTTATAATTCTGACAAATATGTTATTAACATTGCAAAGAGTTCTGTTAGTGGTACGCCATTCAATAGTATGACTTTAATGGTTGGTAAAAGAATTATTGATATAAATAATCTATCAGGTTCTACGTCATCATATTACGTTCACTTACATAAAACGTTAACAAATGAAAATGGATATATTTTAGATAAAGTTGGTTTTGAATCACCAATATGGGAAAATGAAAAAAAATTAGTATTTGAAAATTTCTCAGGTCAAAACGATATATTAGTTGAAAGAAATAGACCTGAGTCTGTTTTATTTGATTTTAAAGAACCATTTGTTTTAAGTGGGTTAACAAATAATTTAGGATATACACCAACTGATGTTTATGTAACAACAATTTTTAGAAACGGAGAAGGTTATTTTGATTATCCACCAAAAGTTGGGTACAAATTTAATTTCCACAATACTTGGATTGATGAACATTTTAGTGGAACGACTCATAATGAAACTGCGTTAACCGCAACGTCATTTACAGGTCGAACATGGTCTGCGGGATATACAGGATTTACATTTACAAGTGGTGCAACAATTTTAACTGGTACAACTTTAATAGGGGCATTTGTTGAATATAATCCAATGGAGTTGAAAGAAAGAATTGTTAGCGAATCATTTCATAAATTTACTGCACCAACATCACATTTTGACCACAATCAAGATGATTCCACATATTATTCTGGTTCAAGTGTGAATAATAAAACTGGGTTATATTATCAACCACATCATAGAATTAAATTGAGACAACTTTCACCATACGTTGAAAGTTCACAAACAAATGATGTTTATAATTTACCTGAAAACGTAACATACGATTCGATTGAAAAAGTATGGAGATGGAGAGATTTATATGACCACGGATACGTTGATGTAGATGGTTATGGAACTAATTTTCCATTCTCCAATAATATGCATTATGTAAGAGCGGATATAAATTTCTATTTAAGAAATGAGCAACAATATACTAATAAACAGGACGGACTTAACGGATTTAATTTTGATTGTTAATGGAATTTTTAAAATCTAACGAAAATTTAAATATAATTTTAAATCAGGAGCAGGATATCCAAAATAATTTGGGTTGGCAGGAAAGTATGATGCAGTTTGAGGATGAAGTGCTCTCATCAATCATTAACCCAATTGAAAATTACGAAACTGTTAGATTTATACACAAACCATATTCAACTTCTGTTGGTGGTACCGATTTAACACAAACCGACATATGGTTTAAGTTTTACTTTATATCAGGTTCAACATATGTTCCCGATTATAATGCAATTGGAATAGATACACACGAAAATGCTAAATTATTAAAAGCAACAACTAAAAGCTTTTTTAGATTAGAATTTTTTAAAACACCGATATCGGGTACAACATATGAACCACCATCAAGAATTAACAGAAAATTAGTTTTTTCAAAAAATTTAAGTATCCCATTAGGTGAAAAATATTTTTATACCGGTAACAATATAAATGAAAATATTCATTGCCCAATTTTTATGGGGTCAAATTATAGAAACAAAGAGAATATGTATCTTTTTTGGTTTCAAAATGAATCGGTATTAGAAGGTACAGTTTTAAGTGGTGACACATTTTGGATGACCGCTAAATTTTATAATGCAGAAGATGGGACGGTAACAGATTTTTGTAATGATGTTTTTTCCACATCTAGAGAAGTTGTTGACACTACCGACATGTACTTTAAAGTTGTTATTGATAGGAGTGATTATTCATATCGAGTTTTCAGATTCGATGGAACTACCGGTAGTAGAATCGGTGAAAGCGATGACCCAATAATATTTTATGAGAAAGGTGGTGCATCGGTATATGTCCCTACACCTACACCAACAATTACTCCAACTATCACACCTACACCGACAATAACACCTACTATTACACCAACACCAACAATTACTCCAAGTCAAAATGGAATTTCATATCCTGCAATTAACTTTACATTAACTTCAAGTTGTGTCGGATATTCACCAACAGGTGCGACAATAACAGTTTCAGGTGCAACTGGTGGTTCGGGTACAGGTTATTATTGTGTTATCACATCGGGACCTGAAGGTTTTGATAATACACATCATTCATTACCATACACATACACAGGATTAGATAATTATGTTGGTAATACATATGCAGTATCGGTTTATGATAGTGTAGGTAATGGCACAAACAAGGCATTAGTATCGGATTTAACTTGTTCTAGCCCACCTAATGTATCTTTAATCGTATATTTTCAATATGACCCATATGGAACAACTCCAACGCAAAGTAGTTGGGCTGGTGCCACACAAATATCTGTTGAATTAAACAGTTCAACAGCCACATTCTGTAATGCAACCACATATACATCGACATCATTTACACCTTACGGACAAGGTCAAAATTTGTGGATTTATGATGGAACAAATTATAGAAGATTATATCATGTAACGGGAGGAGGAACAGTTTGTCAACCGGCGTCATCATGTGGAACATATTAGTAAAATAAAAAACAAATTATCGTTTATTTATAGTAGGTGAAAAGAATAAAACATACCATTAAGAGAGAAAATATTGTACAAGTTAACTTAGTCTCATTGACTGAACAAGCTTGGTATGATAATGATGGTAATATTATATATTGGAGTGGAATTACACCTACAACATTAACTACAGGTACTAAAGTATATAATATATCGGGTGGCACCGTAACTGAAGGATATTACGTTTGGGGAACACCTACATCGAATAGATGGAATAGTATAAGTGAGAGTGCAATTTACGGAGATTACCAAATACCAATCTATATTGATTCTAAGGTGGATGAATATGGACCAATGGTTGATTTTGACGGTAACATTTCTCAAGATAGAATAACCGCCAATTTCTCATATTCCGGTGTTTGTAGTTCTTCGGGGTATACAATTACAATTGTGAACTCAACGAATTTTGGTAAACTAAAAATGTTATCAAATTCGTCTGTTAACTATACCCTTAAATGGGATGATGGAACTACTGTTACTGGGTTCACGGCTAATAGTTCTGTTAGTAGAACATTTAACACAAATGGAACTAGAAGTGCCTCAATTACATTGGACGCACCTTGGGTTAAGGAGAAAATTACAAAAAATATTGTGGTTGATTGTGTTGAATTGTATGTCACACCGACTATCACACCTACAATCACACCAACACCGACTATCACACCTACAATAACTCCAACAATAACAACAACTGTTACACCTACAGTAACTAAAACTATTACCCCAACTCCAACTATAACTCCAACTATTACGGCGACTCCAACTATAACTCCAACTATCACCGTAACACCATCTATAACACCTACCAAAACTGTAACTCCAACAATAACACCAACTGTTACTATCACCCCAACGCAAACTATTAGCTGTTTCTTCGGTATTGATGTAAATATTATTACACCGTCACCTACACCAACTATTACGGTGACTCCAACAATTACACCTACAAATACGATTACACCTACGCCGACAGTAACGGTAACTCCTACTCAAACTATTAACTGTAGCTTCGGTATTAGTGTTACACTAATTACCCCTACTCCTACGCCAACACCAAGTATTACACCTACCAATACGGTTACACCAACAATAACACCAACTAATACTGTTACACCAACTATTACACCAACAGTTACCGTTACGGTAACTCCTACTCAAACTATTAACTGTAGTTTTGGTATTAGTGTAACAGTTATTACGCCAACACCAACGCCAACAACCACAGTCACACCTACGGTAACCCCAACTGTTACGCCAACAAATACTATTACACCAACAGTTACAACTACACCAACCATAACTCCAACAGTTACGGTAACTCCAACTATAACACCAACGGTTACAATTACACCTACAAATACGATTACACCTACAATTACGGTTACACCAACTCAAACTATTAACTGTTCATTTGGAATTAGTGTTACAGTTATTACGCCAACACCAACACCTACAATTACAGTTACACCAACTATTACACCTACAGTTACCACATCACCGGAAGTGTCACCAAGTGTAACACCAACACAAACTATTACCGCGACACCAACTATTACGCCAACTGTTACAATTACACCGACCATAACACCAACTGTTACACCAACAGTAACTCCTTCACCAGATACGTCATTTGTACCTGTTGCGAGAGAATTTATCCCAAGTACGTGTGATAATAGATGTTATGATACCGTAAGTAACACATATAGTGGTAGTTCATATACATCATTTACACATTGCTTAGATTTAACCAATGGTTATTATGTAAATGGAACATCTATCACTATTTCTTATTCTGCAAATGACAGACCAAATAGATTTAATTTATATGTAAATGGAAGTTTAAGTCAAACCAGCAATTGGGTTGGATATGATAACACATATGTAGGACCTTGGGGTGGTGTTGGGGACGTTAGTACTGCGGCAACTGGAAATATTACATTCAATTATTCCGCAGGAAATACATATGAAATGAGAGTTGAGGTAGGTCCACAAAACCCAAGTAATCCAATAAGCGACGGATACTCATTTACTATAGGTTGTCCATCAGTTCCATCAACACCAACACCTACACCTACACCAACAAAACCTTTGACTGTAAACTATTGTAGTGGTGGTACTAATCTATCTACTAGAAATGGAACAACAACCACAGGATGGAAATGGTTTATGGTAGAAAGTGCATACGATAACTTCCAATATCCTAACGGTATTTATGACCCGGCAACTAAAACGTTAGTTGATTTACCTAGTACATTTACACCACCAAAAATTCCATATAATGGTTATATGAGAATTGTGGTGTGGAATTGTTCTTTACAAAAATATTATATCATAGACCAATGGACAACAATAAATGGAGGACCTGTTAGACATTTCCCATCAAATGTCTTAACAGGATTACCAAGTGCATTAAACACATATGAAGGTAATAAATTTACGGTAGCACCATATAACACATAAAATAATGAAAATAGATAATTTACATCAACCATATATTTTTAAACATAACGATAACATCAATATTATTGTTAGTGAATTTACAAACCAAAGATTTAGTTTTAAATTTGGTGAGGACGATGTTTTTGAAGATTATTGGAAATTATGTTTATTGGATTCCAATTATAATAAAATAACAATAAACACACCAAATGTAATTTCATTTGAAAATGAAAATTATGAAGTTATTGCTGAATGTAATGGATTTTTTTATGAAAATAAAATAAGTTATATAATTGGTGCACACAGAATGGAAAATCATGAACCATTGAGATATTTTTTAGTGACTGCGGATTTTGACATTGAAAATAATATGGTGACGAATTTTAC